GCAGAAAAGAAAAGGCTATTGGTATTGCTAAGTCAATGGGCTTCAAGATTGAGCCTCTGAATGTGAATACCTCTGGTAAGGTCTGGGAAATCAGTGAAGACGGCAAGACATTGATTCAGCCGCTTACTTCTATCAAAGGCTTGGGCGATTCAGCAATGGACCAGATCTTGGACCATCGACCATTCAATACGGTTGAGGAGTTCTTGTTCCACGAGGAAGTTGTATACTCAAAGCTAAACAAGAAAGCCCTTGATGTTCTTTGTAGGTCAGGTGCTCTCAAGACTTTGCAAGACGACAGGTTTACTGGAGCAAAGCACTTCTGGTCTTGTGTTGCAGTCGAGCGACCAAGGAAAGAGAAAGACCTGCTGGCTAACATTGAAATGTTTGCAGAGGAAGGGGACTTCACAACCGAGGAGAGGATCCAGTACCTAACTGACCTGACTGGTATGTTCCCAATTAACTTGGTCGTAAAGGACGAGACCTTGGCACAACTAGCCGAACATGGGGTTCCTGCTATCTCTGAGTATGATCCTGATCTTGGGCTGGTTTGGTTTATTCCTCGCAAGGTGATTATCAAGCGAACAAAGAATGACAAGCCTTACTATGTGGTCGAGGGTATTGATGATAATAATGTTATCACAACTATTCGCTGCTGGGGTGTGAACTTGGACAAGGACCGTATCCAACTCAACCGACCTTACATTGCCAAGCTACAATACAACGAGCAGTGGGGATTCTCGACTCGTTCTATCTACCATAACTTCAAGGTGCTCTAGTGAATCCACAAGATAGATTCAAAGACTATCAAGGCGACAAATGCTGGCAAGCCTACATCTCCGAAGTCAATCGGGATGAAGACTTGGCTGCTGCTGACCTAACAGAAGAAGAAGCACAAATGTTACGAACAAGTGACTTTGTGTTTGAACATGTATCCAGCGACCAGAAGGAACTATGTAAAGAGGTAAAGGAGTTTATCGAGCGACACGAGTGGCTTGCTAAACTTCCCAACCGACCAACACATAGATTCACAGCGAGGCTAAAGAAGAATGGAACTCTGGCAGGCACTATCATTATGGCAACCCCGAATGCCTTTTCAAACCTTTTGGGAAAAGAAAACAAAGACAAAGAAAAACTAATCTCTCGTGGTGCTTGTATCTCTTGGGGACCAAAGAACTTGGGCTCTTGGCTGATTATGTCTTCCCTTCGTTGGATGGCTGAGAACACAGAGTTCAGATACTTCACAGCCTACTCTGACCCAGAAGCCAAGGAGTTGGGGACAATCTACCAAGCCTGCAACTTCTATTACTTAGGGCAGACCAGTGGGACAGCCAAGCAATACCTTGACCCAGCCCACCCAGAGAAAGGTTGGTTCTCCGACCGAGAGTTCAGGAAGAAGTCCAAGTACCAGCGGTATGCTCAAGCAATCGGCATAGACAAGGCAACTTGGAAAGGATACATGAAAAAGTATTCACCCAACTGGGAAATAATCCCCGAGGACATAAAAGTAAAAATTAAAGCAGAAGAAAAGAAATACAGGGAAAGTTGTGAAGCCAGACCTGTTCCTGCTAAACACAAGTATGTTTATATCCTCGGCTCTTCTCCGGGAGAAACCAAGTATTACAAGCGACTATTCAAAAAGCTAAACCCAAAGAAAGTCAGCCTTTCTTATCCACAGGAGCGAGGGAAATGAGTAAAACATTATTGCTAGGCACACTGCTATTTCTAACAGGGCAGACCCTCGTCTGGTTCCAGACCAACTCACAACTGGTATGGGACTGGTGGAAAGACAAGCCATTCATGGCTGCCATTGTATTCTCTCTGCCTATTGCCTTAGCATTCTGGTATGGGACAAAACATATCTACGAAGCAACAGGAGAGCTTTGGACTGCTAGGTATGTTGCCTTTGGGATCTCCTATATCACATTCCCATTCCTCACCCAGTATTTTCTAGGCGAGTCTATGTTTACAGCGAAGACATTGGTGTGTACTGGCTTGGCTATTATTATTGTTTGTATCCAGTTTTTTTGGAAATAATACTTGACTTCCGTTTTGCTATTCACTATAATCGACACATAACTTTTACAGAGGAGATAGTGTGAACAACATCGGTTATGCTTGTATCAACATGGAATTGTCTGAACTGCCTAAGTCTGAGCGTGTGACTACCAATAGATCTATGATTAAGCGCACCTTCCTAGAGAAGGGCATCGCATACGCTTCTGAACTGGCGTTGGCAAACTGCCGAGACCTTCTCACTATTCTCAAGTGGAATGAGGCTCACGGGTTCAAGTTCTTTCGTTTATCGTCTGACTTGTTCCCGTGGGCTTCCGAGTATAAGTTGTCCGACCTACCAGACTACAATGACATTTGCTTGGCTCTCCAAGAGGCTGGCGACTACATTGAAGACAACGGGCATCGGATTACATCCCACCCCGGACCATTCAACAAGCTGACCTCTCCCAACGAGCAGGTAATCCAAAACACCATCCGTGACTTGGAGATCCACGGCGAGGTCTTTGATATGCTTGGCTTGTCTCGCACACCATACAACAAACTAAATATTCATGTTGGTGCTCACTACAACGACAAGCCAATGGCTCTTGCTAACTTCTGCAAGAACTTCCACCGTTTGTCTGATGCAGTCAAGTCTCGGCTTACAGTAGAGAACGACGACAAGGCTTCGCTCTACTCTACTAAGGAATTGTATGATAGTGTGTATCAGGAGATTGGCATTCCCATCGTGCATGACCAACACCACCACTTGTTCTGCACTGGCGGTCTAGACCAAGAGGAAGCAATGCTTACTGCTGCTATGACTTGGGGTGACATTACACCAGTCATTCACTACAGTGAAAGCCGACCAGAAGAGCAGAACGATCCCAAGATCAAACCACAGGCTCACTCTGATTATGTCTACAAGAAGATTGATACATTCGGTTTGGATGTAGATGTAATGGTAGAAGCCAAAGCCAAAGAACGAGCAGTCCAACGATACAAGGAGATTTGGAATGAGCAAGAGAGCAACTAACGACAGCATAAGAGAAGAAAAGCAGGCGAAAGTGTTTGATTTAGATTTGCGATCAGGCAGGTCAAATAAGTACGAACCTGATGCTGACACCGTATGGAAAGGCAAGGATTACGACTTTGAACTGAAAACCTTTCATTGTGAAAAGTCTGGCGTAAGCACAGCCCGTGGAGTAAAGGAAAAGAAAATCAATGAGTGGAGGAAGGTTTCCACTTGGGTGTTTTCAGCTTATACTGACGGAAATGAACTCACAGGAGAACACTATTCTCTAACTGCTAAACAAATGGAAGACTTCTTCTCTACTTTAGAAAAAAAGCTTTACGAAGGAACAAAGACTTTGGCTGGCTTGAATGATTGGGCGAAAGCAAAAGCTGCCTTGGAAAGTGTCGGGTTTGATGAAAAGTTGTTGAAAAAGCTTGACTATGCTTTTGTTGACAAAGGATGTGCTCTGAATGACCCAAAGCTCCCCTTGTCTTATGTGCGAGACAAAGGAACAAAGATTGTTTCAGCAGCAGATTTGAGAGAGACTTTGGAGGACTGATGAAAAAGGAAATGGTTGACCACCCAGCCCACTACAATGCTTCTAGTATGGAAGTCATTGATGCTATTGATGGTCTGGGTTATGCTGAAGGCTTTTGTGTTGGAAGTATCATAAAGTATGTTACCAGATACAAACACAAGAATGGTATTGAGGATTTGAGAAAAGCCAAGTGGTACATAGATTATTTGATAAAGAGTTATGAAAACAATTGATTTACACGGCACAAAGCACGAAGAAGCAGAGAACAGGTTGATTGAGTTTGTTGTATTCAACGAGCCGCCGTTTAGGATTGTGACTGGTAACTCTGCGAAAATGAAAGAGATTGTCCAGAAAGTTGTTGACAAGTATGAATATTATTGCTATGCTGAGAGTGTCCACAATCAGGGTAGTGTGATTGTAACTGAAAAGGAGTGGTAATGAACCTAAAGTTTTATAAGATTAGAGCCAATGCAAAACTGCCTGTACGGGCACACCGAACCGATGCAGGCATGGATTTGTTCTATTGTCCCAATGGTAACCGAGGTGCTTGCTTAGAAGAGAACGGCGAATACTGGCTGTCTGCTCGGTCAAGCAACCTAATCTCTACTGGGCTAAAGACAGAAGTTCCAGAAGGATATATGCTGGAAATCAAGAACAAGTCAGGTATTGCTTCCAAGCGACAGTTGGTTGTTGGTGCTTGTGTTGTTGACCCCGGCTATGACGGTGAGATCTATGTGAACCTCCACAACATTGGTAGTGAGACACAGGTAATCAAGCCGGGAGACAAAATCGCTCAGGCAGTCCTCGTTCCAGTCGTTCACTGCGGCATTGAGGAAGTAACCGAGGATACACTCAATAATGGCTCTACTCGTGGTGAAGGTGGGTTTGGGTCTACGGGTGATCGCTAATGGGCAAACTATCCAAGAAAGTCAACAGAAAAAAGGACCTAAAGGCAAAGAAGCAGGCACAAGACAAACTAGTTCAAACTGTATCCATGTTCGGTCTTCGTCCTGATAACTGTTCCATTTGCTCTGCTCCCTTCGACAAGAACAGCAGAGAAATGGCTATGACTTGGCGGGTCATTGTCAAGCCAGAGGACAAGAAGGTTACCCTAATCTGCCCTGACTGCCAAGGCAAAATCGACGAGGGCATAGAAAAAGTATTTGGAGATACGAATGACTAAGCAAGAGTACAAGCAGTTTTGTGAAGACAACAACCTGCGATACAAGAAAGACGGCTGCGGAGACCCAATATCTCCCAGCCGTAAAGGTCTGAAGACCGACCAACTATATTGGACTGGCACCAGCGAGATTGGAGTTTATGCCGAGAGAGAAACAAAAAAGAAGTTTACTTTCCTCAAGCAAAAACTAATCGAACAGTATGGTCTTCGCCTACACCAAGAAGGCGACACTGACGGCACATTCATAGCAACAAAGGAACAAGCAGTCCAAGTGGCTTCCATGCTTGGTTGTGCTAAGAATGCTGTGTCCCAAGCAACAAGAGACAAAATGAGTAAACTAATGAAGGAGCGACTACACAATGGCTAACTTATGTTATGATGATGTCCTGCTGGTTCCCCAGTATTCAGACATCGAAAGCAGAAAGGTTCTAACAACCAGCAACCAACTGGACGACAAGACAACCTTGTATCTGCCTATTATTTCCAGCCCAATGGATACTGTCACTGAAGTTGATATGGCTGCTACTATTGATACACATGGAGGCTTGGGGATTATCCACCGTTACAATAGTCCAGCAGACCAAGCCAAACTGGTGCGACGAGCAAAACTAAAAGACACAACCAATGTCGGAGCAGCCATCGGTGTGACTGGTGATTACTTAGAGAGAGCCCAAGCCCTTGTAGAAGAGGGAGCCAACATTCTCTGTGTTGATGTAGCACACGGGCACCACTCGCTAGTGAAAGCAGCCCTTGGAGAACTGCGAAAGGTCTTAGGAGGTTCGGTTCATCTGATGGCTGGCAATGTTGCGACAGGTGAAGGAGCCAGAGACTTGGCTAACTGGGGTGCTGATAGTGTCCGAGTGGGGATCGGTTCAGGTGCGATATGCTCTACGAGATTGGTAAGTGGTCACGGCATGCCTGCTCTCCATTCCATCATTGATTGTGTTGAGGCTGGCTGTCCTATCCCTATCATTGCTGACGGCGGTATCAAAACCAGTGGAGATATTGTAAAGGCTCTGGCTGCTGGTGCTGACTTTGTTATGCTTGGCTCGATGCTGGCTGGTACAGACCAATCACCCGGACAGGTATTCGACAACGGCAACAAGCGATACAAGGTCTATCGTGGTATGGCTTCGAGCGAAGCCCAAGTTAATTGGCGAGGCAAGACATCTACACCAGAAGGTATCTCTACGACAATCCCATACAAGGGAGATGTCAATAGTATCTTGGAAGATCTCAAAGGCGGTATCCAAAGTGGTATGTCATACTCTGGTGCTCGGTCTATTAGAGAACTTCAGACCAAAGCTCGCTTCGTTCAGCAGACAGTCGCAGGTCAAGCCGAAAGCTTTACCCACATTCTATCAAGGAACAAATGAGCGACAAATACGAAATAGATTACGGCAATCTCAACAAGGTCATCCAGTTCAAGGAAACCGACAAGAGGCATGCTGATCTTCGTATTCGTCTTCATTACGATGGCTTTTATCAAGGAGAGTTCTTGAGAGACATTGTAACTGGGTATCTGAATAGAGACGAGAACCTACTGGCTTATGTCGAGAAGGTAAAAGAAGAGAAGAGAAAACATAATAAAGGAAGGCTCCGTAAAGGAAAAGCCCTTCACAAGAAGGGTCGGGAAGTGGAAAAGCAGTTTGCTCTAAAGGAGGAAGAACTTGAGAGCATCTTTGATATTATCGAAAAGGAGTTTCCAGACTTATGAAATGTTATGACCAATGTGAGAAAGACAACCAAACCTGTAGCCAGAAAGATTGTAGGCTATGGATAGATTACGAGGATGATTTAAACTGTACTGTTGTCGCAGTAAACAATCATCCAGAAGGCAGAATGACCCTAAGAGAAGCAGCCGACAGACTAGGTATTTCCTTTGTGAGAGTCAAACAAATAGAGGAAAAAGCTTTGAGCAAACTAGGTATAACAAGTAAAGGGCTGAAAATGTTCTTAGAGAAAAACGAACAAGACTATTAAGAGCACAATTTTATAATGCTTTTTAGGATTCGTATTACTATTTATTAATGATTTTGTTTCATTTTTTTAAAACACAAGGAGATATTAGAAATGAAAAAGAACGATATGTTGAACGAAAGCACCATCCGCCGCTTCATGAAGTTGGCTACTATTGATGGTCTTACTGATAAGTTCGTTGCTGAAAACCTCGAAGAAACCACTGAAGAAGTTGAAGAAGGTAGAATGAGAGCCAAGCGTGACGAGGACGAAATGGACGAGGCTGCCGAAGAAGAACTCGACGAAATGCGTGGAGACAAAGACAAAGAAGAGATGGACGAAGCTACTGAAGAAACTGTAGAAGAGGAAGTCACTGTCGAAGAAGAAGAAATGGAAATGGACATGGAAATGGGAGCAGAAGAAGAGCCAGCCGCTGGCGGAATGGTTTCTGTTGACCAGTTGATGTCTGCACTTGAAAGAGCACTTGAAGATGTTCTCGGACAAGAAGTAGAAGTTTCCCAAGACGGCGAAGAAGAAATGGAAATGGATATGGACTTGGGTGCTGAAGAGCCAGCAGACATGGACTTGGACATGGATATGGCTGATGCCGGTGAAGAAGCGGAAGCAGAAGAAGAGGAAGAAGAACTCGAAGAGACAAAGGTTGAGGCTGATGTTGTCGAAGAAGTCTTCGCCCGTGTTATCCAAAGACTCACACAAGAAACAAAATCAAACAAAGAGTAAAATAATAGTTGCATTTCTAGCATCTCTTTGGTATAATACAGGGGTGATCCAATAGTGGGTCTCCCCTTTTTTTGTTTGGAGGCAAGATGGAACTTTGGTTGGCTGCTTCTCTTTTCTTTGGTGGAGCACTGTGTTATGCAATAATCGCCAAGCTGATGGACTTGGGGCACACTTACACTCATGTGAAAGAGACCACAGATAAAATGGTCTTCCTGCTGATATCGGTATCGCAGGATGTGGCTTTCATCAAGAAGCTCAAGTATGAAACCATGGAAGAATTAGAAATCCCAGAGGTTGAGATTGAGACCGTAAAGAAGCTCGACAAAGAACATTTCGAGGCTTGGAAGAACATTTGCTTGCTCAAGTTTTTTCAGTTCTATCCCAAGAACTACAAGAAGATTCTCAGCGATTATGACTGGAGCAAGGTTACCAAGAGTGTCGATGAGTTATACAAGTAATGCTGCATAAGAAAGACATAATAGACTTTATTAAGAGATACGACGAGAACTTTGGCATAGAAGATAATATTTATTATGCAGAAAAAGCATTCAAAACATTGTCTGTGATTAATTACTTAGGTAAGATGAAAGACAATGACAAACTGAACTACCAAGAAGCAGAGCAGGTTTTCAGTCTTTTGATAAAATATCTTAGAGGTGAAGCGGATGTAATCTGGGACCAAGGCAAGATCATGTTCAAACTAATAGAAGGAGTAGAAAATGGCGAACAATAAGATTATCACACTAAACAACGAAGAAGAAGAACAGCAAGAGATTTCCGAAGAGGAAATGAAAGCAGAACTCGCTGCCCTCTTGGAGCAAGCCATGGGACAACCAGAGCCGTCCGACTTGCGAGTAGCCCAACTCTACGGAGAAGTAGAAGAGAAAATGGCAGCAGACCTTATCTCAGCCTTCCTTATTCTAAGAGAGTCAGGCAAATACAAAACAATGGAAGAAGGCAAAGAAGAACCTATCATTGCTTACAAGCCGTTTGAACTTATCATTTCTACTCCGGGCGGTACTGCTGTTGATATGTTCTCCATTTATGATATGATGCGACAGACACAGGAAGACTGTGAAATCCACACATACGGTCTTGGTCGTGTTATGTCGGCTGGTGTTGTCCTCCTCGCAGCAGGAACCAAGGGCAAGCGAAAGATTGGTGCCAACTGTAGAGTAATGATACACAGTGTGATTGGCGGACATCACGGCTCTATCCACAACTTAGAGAATGAAATGGAAGAGGTCCGCTGGATTCAGGACAGATACAACAAGGCTCTCTGTGACGAGACAGACTTGACACCACGGATGTTGAAGCGACTCTTGTCTAAGAATGTGAATGTCTACCTCACAGCACAAGAAGCAGTAGACTACGGCATTGCCGACATTATTGTTTGAGGATAAAGAATGAAAGAACTGCTAACAGAGTGGCGAAAGTTTGTAAATGAAAAGAGAAAGCCTTTTGCGGAAAGGTTTCCGAAAGATTTTACCATAGCCAAGTTTGAAGAGCTATACAAAGACTTGTCCGATTATGTAGAAGATCAACAAGCAAAAGAACAAATGCTGCAAGCTGTTGGTCAGGAAGGTGTTGCCTTTCTTAATCCAACACAACCAGCGATCAATGTCGCCGCAAAGTCAAAGGGTGCTAAGAGGGCAGCAAAGAAAGCAAAACAAACTGGAAACTCTTTGCTTATAAGTTTGTTCAACTGGATTGATGGAAAGCCAGCAAAGGCAAGAAAAGAATACATTCAGCCAGAGAATGTTGTTCTAGATCTTCTTGATGTAGACCCATACCTATCAGACACAATAGACCCGGAAGTGATGGAAGAGATTGACACCGCTTACAGAAAGTATTTAGGGGGGCTTCCTCCTGAAACAAAGATGTCTGAGATTAAGGATGTCGACGACTTTGTGAGAGATTGGGTTGAGGCAAAGACAAACAGAAATGTTGTCATTACAGATAAAAACCCGGAGGAATACTAATGAAAGAACTACTAACAGAATGGCGAAAGTTTATGGATGAATCATACTCTGCTGAATTCTCTGAAGATAATATCCCCGGAGCATCGCTAGCAGCAGATACCATTGAGGATGCGATTTATAACGGTACACAAATAGAGTATGACAGATACGACCGCTCCAGTTGGAGTAGAGAAATGGGAACCGTTAGTGCAAAAGCCAGACAACTAAAAAAGTCGTTCCAAGGTGTTGACGATCCTGTGCAGTTTGCTGATGATATGGCTACCTTTGGTGAGTGGATTGAAAAGTCTTTTCAGAAGTGGGTTGAAGAAGGGCAAGATGAGGAAGCAGGAGAACTCTTGGCAAAGAGGATCCTAACCGTAGGCAGATCACCAGAATCATTGAGACAGTTTGCCCCAATCTTGCATAAGTTTTAGAGGATAAAGAAAATGAAAGAGATACTAACAGAATGGCGAAAGTTTATAAATGAATACGAGGATGTTTATGATAGAGAGCAGTCCTTGAGGAATGCCATTGCCAAGCCCGATACGACATTAGATAATCTAATGAACGTTGTACTCAAAAAAGTCTTCAACATGTATGCATTTCTATACCCAGATGAAGCCAAAGATCTCAAGTACTTTGCGCCGACTAAGCATTCGCCCGGAGACGGAGAGATGTATGTTAGACCATCGATGCGTAAAATACTTGACTACACTTCCATCTGGTTTGAGAACCACGAAGTCCAAGAAGAAGACGAGGACAAAGCAAAGGCACTAAAAACCTTTGTTGATTGGCTGGAAAGAAATGTGGATGAGATGATAGAGATAAACAATACAGAAGATTATGAAAATATTCTGCAATCAAAGGCACACAATATTTTGCGACGGATCGCAGAAGATGAGACAGGCAATATGCTTGTAGCCTTGGGAGCACAACTGGATAAGTTTTAGAGGATAAAGAATGACGGGCGAAGCCAAGGCACAAGAAATAAGAGATCACTATGGTATTTCCTTTGAGATGAAAGATCCCAAAGGAGGCGACGAATACGAAGCTCCTTATGTAGAGATTGAAGTCTTGTTTATTCCAAAAGAAAAGAGAGGTCAGGGCATTGCGACCGATGTAATGTTTGACCTAATCAGGTGGGCAGACAGCAATGGATACATCTTAGCTCTCGACCCTTCCTCTGACTTTGGATCTTCCGTTGCTCGCCTGAGAAAGTTCTATGGTCAGTTTGGCTTTGTTGGAAACAAAGGGCGAAACAAAGATTTCAGAACAAGGTATGCTATGATTCGCCAACCAAAGAAAAAGGCAGACAAACAAATGAAAGAACTAAACCAACTTGTAGAAAACTTCTTCCAGCCTAAGCGAGATACACTTGGGCTAGACCAACTCGTTGAGATGGTTGAGCAGGTGATGGGCGAGAAAAAGAAAGTTGATCCAGAAGTCTTAGATGCTATTGAGAGAAGGGCAGCTTTGATAGATGACATCTTTAGAGCACTACAGGCAGCAACAGAAAATGAAGTACAGATCAAAAAACAAACTCCTAGCATCATGGTAATCGATCAAGCGGGTGATAGGGTAACTCGTGCTAAGTTGATTGATAAAATTAAGCAAGAGGTCAAACCAGAAAATGGATCTGGATTTAGCTTAGAGCCAAAGATGGTTCACACATCTAGCAAGACAGGAAAGCAATCAGTAGTTCGTCAGATTATTGTGAAGCATCCTAAGCTAAAAGATTATTCAATAAGGCTCAAGCGAGGAGCAGGTCAGTCTGGCTTAGACTCTACAAAGTTTGAAGTGAACCTTGCAAATGCCATGAACAACTTCGAGCCTCCCTTGGAAACTGGAGATGCAGGAGAGCAATACAACGAGTTGGCAAAAGATATTATCGCCCAAGTCAGAAACGATATACCAGATAAAAGGTATCAGAAACTTGCAAGAAAAGGCATAAAACTTAGCAAGTTGTATTCTGGAGCGGGTGTCTCCTCGAATGAACCCAAGACAGATTTGATTTCCGACGATGGCGAAATAAGAATATCAGTAAAGAAACATCCAAAGGCTCAGGCTGCTTCAGCCCAAGGTCCAGAGGCAGCAGCATTATTCTTGGCTGCTACTAGAGAATATCTTGAAGATAATGAACAATATGGATTTGCTGGGAAGTTTTCAACAGCAGCCAAGATAAAGAAACTCTTTAGATTTGAGAGTGATTTATCTGTCCTAAAAGGTAAAAGCGAAGAGGAAGCGGCTCGTATTAGAGAAGAGAGAGCAAAGCTTTTGGATGAGATTATCAAGGCAGGCATGCAAGATGATAGCTTAGAGATATACTTAATTAAAGAAGCATACCTTGGATCTCACAAGTTTGATGAGAAATCTCAAGAGGCGGTTCCAAACTATTTCCTAACTTGGGATGACCTTTTACAAAACACCTCTTTCCTTTCAGCCGCTGAGTTTCTTGAAAAGGCTGTGAAAGACACAAGAGTCGATCTCCGAGGAAGAGGTGGATCTCGTGGCTTATCACTTAGAATAGACTTTGAAGCAAAATAATACTTGACAAACCCACCACAATAGATTATACTACACAGACTAGACCAACAACGAGGTAGAAATGTCTAAGCAATACGAATCAGGTCAGACCCTTCAGCAGAAGATTGCCAAGGGTATCGACATCTTGGCTGATAATGTAGCAGCCACAATGGGACCAAGAGGTCGCAATGTTATCCTACACCAAGCAGGAGCCAACCCAATCATTACAAAGGACGGTGTAACAGTCGCCAAGTTCGTCGACCTAGACGATCCCTTTGAGAATGTTGGTGTCCAAATCCTAAAGCAAGTTGCTGACCAGACCAACTCCGATGCCGGAGACGGCACAACAACTTCCACAGTCTTGGCTCGTGCTATCTACAAAGCAGCCCAACAGTATGTCCTCGCTGGCTCCTCGCCAACAGAACTCAAGCGAGGCATGGAGAAAGCGGTAGAAGTAATCACCAGCAAACTAAAGCAAGGTGCTACCCCAATCAAAACCAAAGAAGACATCGAGCACATTGCTACTATCTCAGCAAACGGCGACAAGACTATTGGTAGCCTGATTGCTACAGCGGTAGACAAGGCA